CTAACTCTCCGCCAATGTGAGTGTATTCGAACACAATTGTTCGAGTTCACTCATTTTTATTTCTTGGTGATTTTCTCCACTATGATTATAAATTACAACAACTTTATTATTGTATAAAATAACTTTGTGGATAAAAGCTTCTATTAATTTTTGACAAGCCTTTTCATTGTTTATAGATAAATCTTTGAATTGTTCAAACCAAAATTCTATATGAGATTTGTTTATTGGTTGGGCTGAAATATTTTTTTGTTTTTCTATATTCACTTCTAAGTCTGCTAGTTCGGTTTCCAGCTTTATAAGTTCTTTTTGTAGGGAGGTGGATTTTATACCAGACTTTATAGCATTTAAAATATTTTCAATTTCATGTTGTGTTTTTGTGTAATTAGTAGTTAAAGTCTTTAATGTAATATCACTAACAATTTCTTCATTATATATTTTAACTATCGAATTAATTATAGTGTTATAAAGAGGATTAGCAAATATATGTTTCATGGTTAAATTAATAATCAATTCTTCAATCCACGATTTTTGTATGGTTTTCTTATCACAAGCCATACTATTTTTTTTCTTTTTAAAACATTTATAATAATAATAAGTATTTTTATGTTTACTTGTACCACTTTCACCAGACATAACAGTGTTGCAATTACCACAAAAAAGTTTACCACTTAATAAGTAGTTAATATTTGCTTTGTATTTTGCAGGTGTTCTGCTATTTATTAAAATTCTTTGATTTACATCATTAAATAAATCTTTTGTGATAATAGGTGGTAAATAATCTTCTATTTCTGAAGAACCATAGTTAAAGATCCCAATGTATTTTTTATTTTTTAAAAGATTCATTAGTGAGTTTAAACAGAAAAATCTATTGTATGAATTTTTAATGCCACGATGTTTTAAATCATCTAATATATTTTTTGCTGTTTCTCCATCTGAAAATCTTTTAAAAATTTCTTTTACTATATTTGCTGAATCTTCATCTATAATAAATTTTTTGTCTTTTACAACATAACCAAATGGAATTTTGCCACCGAGATAATTTTTCTTTTTTAATGATTCCTGTTGTCCTCTTTTTACTTTTTGACTTAGTTCTGCAGAATAGTATTCTGCCATTCCTTCTAGTAAAGATTCTAAAATTATACCTTCGGGATTATCGCTTATTTGTTCACATGCAGATAAAACTTTTACTCCGTTTTTTTTTAATATAGCTTTATACATAGCAGAATCATATCTATTACGAGAAAATCTATCTAATTTGTATACAATTACATAATCAAAATTCTTTTTATTAGAATCTTGTATCATTTTTTGGAAATCGTTTCGATTATCGTTTGTTCCAGACATAGCTCTATCTATATATGTATTAATCACTATGAAACCATTTCTTTTAACAAAGTCATTGCAAATGGAAAGTTGTCCTTCAATTGATTGTTCAGTTTGACTATGTGAACTAAATCTTGCATAAATAACAGCCTTTTTCATCAGTCCTCCTTGTGATAATCAAAGATTTTTTTTAGTTGATTTATTTTTAATTTCATTTGAGATATATTATAAAATGAAAAAAATTCTGCATCATCATTAGTTGATTTTAGTTGTTGATATATATTATTTGCAATATTTTCATCACTAATGTTTCCTGCTATCATTATTATTTTTAATTTGTATTTATCTTCTCTAAATTTATAGTCTTTAAAACTTTCTTTTTGTTTATTTTGTAAATCTTTTAATAACTCTTCTAATTTTAAAATTTCTTTATTTTTTTTTGATATATGAGAATACCAAAGACCAGAAAACAATAAACACAAAAAAATCATAGTTCCTAAAGCTAGATACATATTATAAACTCCTTCTTATTTCAACTGCAACACCAATTATTTTTACTGGAGTATTAATTATTTCATCATTTGTAAAAAATTTTGGAGTAAAATCACAATATGGGTTTTTTGGAAGAATCCATATACCTGTTTGTTCTTTTTTTATTTCTTTAAGTGTTGCATCAAAACCATTTATCATTACTACACAAATTTTACCTGATTCAGCATTATCTTGCTTTTTGATTATAACAACATCTCCATCAGTAATAATAGGGGACATACTATCTCCTTTAACTTTAAGAGCAAAATATTCTCCTTTTTTTGCCATATCAGAAGATATTTCCTCATAATCTAATATTTCTTGTATTGCTTCTATCGGAACTCCTGCAGGAATTGTACCTAGAACTGGTATTTTTACACCAGTTCTTTTTTGTTCGTTAGAATATAAAACCTCTGGCGATTGGTTAATTGTGCTACAAAGTGTATTTATGGTATCAGAAGTTATTGAGTTAACTTGATTATTTATTATTTTATAAATAGCCTGTCTTGATATTTTTGACTTTCTTGATATTTCAGATATTGACATATTACTATTATTAATTAAAGCTGTTAATTTTTCAACTATAGTTTTTTCCATAGATTACCTCCAATCGAACATATATTCGTAAACTATTGTTTACATTATAACATAATGTATACCCAAGCTCAATAAAAAAAATTGAAAAAGTTGTAAATTTTAGTTGACAACCATTAAAGAGATGTGTAAACTACAGTTGACAATTTAAAACAAAGGGAGGTGAAAATGTTTGGTTGATGTAAAAAAAACACGAGGTCAAATTGCACAAGAAGCAGGAGTTTCTAGAATGTATCTATATAAGATTTTAAATCATAAAGTTAAAAACCCTGGGATAGAAACATTAAGAAGAATTGCTAGGTCAATGGGGTGTACAGTTGACGATCTATTAAAAGAAAATAAAAAAATGGAGGATTAACATGGTAGTTGTTTCAAATAATCCCAAATTGACAGAAAGTCAAATTCATTCTTTCTCATATTCTCTAAGTAGGATTATAAAAGATTTTTATTTAAATCCAGAGAATTTGAGAAGATATGAAGAATGGAAATTAAGGAAAGGAGTGAATAATGGTACGAATTAAAGAAAAAAGGATTGAGCAAGGAATTACTCAACCGGAACTAGCAAAATACATAAAAAAGGATGTGCCACTGATTTCAAAATTTGAAAACTTTGTTTGTTTACCTGTACCAGAAGATGTAAACAAAATAGCAAAGAAATTAAAATGCACAACAATTTTAGAATTATATGATGAAGAAGATTTAAGATTCATACAAGAACAAAAGAAACAAAAGAGAGCAAAAGATGATATTGAATTATTAACTTATAGATTAACTGCAGATATACCAAGAGATGCGATAAATTGGTTAACTAAAGAAAATTTAAAAATGTTAGGTTATAGTTCAATTAAATCATGGGTAAATGATTGCTATAGAAAGTTGGTTAAAAGAATACAAAAGAAAAAGAGTCCTTTTGACTGCCATCAAAAAGACTCAAAGAAGAATGCTTACCAAAACATTCATTAATAATATATCAAACAAAAATAAATTTGTAAAGAGGTTAAAAATGAAGAAAGACAATAAAGAAGTAAATACAAAATCAATTAGGAGCGATATTGATAAAAGTTGCAATAGAATTATGACTTATAAATTAGCAATTAGAGGATTGTTAGGTAATGTTTCAGAATATGTGGTTGATAAATTAATAGAGATTGCAAAAGACATAAATAATGAAGAAACAAATATTAAATTTAATGAAAATTTAATAAAAAAATATGAGGAATAAAAATGGGAAAGGTTTTTACATATACAAAATTAAATAGCATTTGCTTTTTAGAAGGTTCAGATGAGTATGAAGAAGTTAGTGATGATTTTGAATACGAGGTTGATAGTATTGATTTAAGAAATGCTTTATCTGAAATAATATTTAATGAATATTTTAAAAAGTTTAAAGATTTGAATTCTTATAAAAAGTTAATTTTAAATGCAATTTCGAGATTTATTTTTGATAGAGAAATTGAAGAGGAATTAATAGAGCAATATGAAGATGAATTGAAAGATTATTTTGAAGAAGAAGCAATGAATGATTGTAATAATGATTAGGAGGAAATTATGATTAAAAATTTTAATGAATTATCACAAGTAGAGGTGAAAATTACGAAGAAGCCTACTTTCAAGTGGAGTAAAGCTAAAAATGATTGGGAAGAAGTTGCTGGTAAAAGTATAGATACAATATCTTGGGTGGATTGTTTAAAATCACTTTATGAAAATGGTGCAGAAAAAGTAGAGTTTGAACATGTGCCAAATTCAGATGGCGGACTAATATATAAAGATGAAAATGATACTCTTCATATAAAAGTTTATGTTGATATTGATGGTGTAAGGAAAGAAATTTTGTATCCAGTTATAGATGGTTCAAAAAATATTTCTCTTGGCAAATTAACTCAATCAGACATTTATAATGCAAAACAAAGAGCTTTTGTAAAATGTGTTGCAGTAAATTGGGGATTGGGAATTAATGTTTGGACAAATGATAATAATCCAGATGAGGTAAATAAATCAGAAGAAATACATAGTGTATATGAATATTTTAGAAATCTTGTTAATAGTGCATCAAAAGTACTTGGTAGTGTGCCAGAAATGTTAAAGCATTTACAAGGTGTGACAGACAAGAAAATTAAAGAACTAATTGCATCAGCACAACAAATAGATGGTATTACAAAAACTCTTGAGAAAGTTTTAGTAGAAAGAAAAAACAATAATGCAGAAGAAGATTTAAATGATAAGAAATCAAAATAGAGCTTATTGGTTTGGTGCAAGTGATACATCAATGATAATGGGGAACTGGGATACTCAATCATTTTTAAATTGGTGGTTTGTAAAACTTGGTTATTATTCAAACAATCGTAAATCTTGGAAAATGGATTGTGGGAATATTTTAGAAATTCCTATTATCAGAGAAATTGAAAAACAAGAATGTTATCGAATTAAAATTGGTAAACATCCTTATTATAAACCATTATTAAGATTAAGATGTAATTATGATGGATTAACTAAAAAATTTGTAATTGAAATTAAAACAACAGGGAAAATGTTTACTAAAGTTCCTAAAAATTACTGGCAACAATGTCAAGTTTTAATGTTTAGAAAAAGGAGAAAGATGGCTATTCTTTATGCTTATGAGATGACAGATGATGATTATTTAAATCCATATTTTCCAAATATTGATTATAATCGCATTAAATCATTTGTTATTGGATTTGACAATGAATTTATCGAGAAAGAATATAAACCTCGTTTAAAGTATCTTGCAAGTTGTTTAAAGAAGAGAAAAATACCATCTATGAGTGAGTATGAGCAAATTTATAGCAGATAGGGTTTATAAAATGCAAGACGAGAACAATAATGTAATTATTTCTTTTGTTGTGTCTGGTTCAAATAAATATTCTGCAAATATGACTTTTGATGAACTGAAAAAATTAGGGGATGTAAAACTAAGTGTTGAATCAAAGAAATATAAATCACAAAGAAGTTTAGAGCAAAACAAAATGTTATGGGCTTTATGTGAAAAAATTGCTATTGCAACATCTGGATTTAGTTATAAATCAGAAGTGGAAGAATGTTATGTAAATCTTTTAGAAGAGGCAAATATCGAAGGTAGATTTAGAGTAGCTTTACCAGAAGATAAGAAACAATTAGAGGAAGAATACAGGGTTGTTAAAAGTGTTGGGAAGAGAATGGTTTTAAATCCTAAAACAAATAAAAAAACAGAGTGTGAAATGTTTCTCTGTTATAAAGGTTCAAGTACTTTTGATACTAAACAAATGACTGAGCTTATAGAACTGGCTCTTAATAGATGTGCTGAATTGGGGATTTATGATAGTGAAATTGAGCAAATAAGGGAGACAACAAGAATATGAAAAGCAAACGAAGTAAAGCTTGTGACATATCTTCAAGAGTAAAAAGAGAAGTATGGGAACGAGATAATTATCATTGTGTAATTTGTGGAAGTTCTTTAGCTAGTCCTAATGCACATTTTATTCCACGAAGTAAAGGTGGGTTAGGTATTGAGCAAAATATTGTTACATTATGTGCTAATTGTCATTATTTAACCGACCATACTGAACACAGAAAATTTATGTTAAATAAAATTAAAAAATATTTAATGACTAAATATAAAGATTGGAATGAACAAAATTTAATTTATAGAAGGTGAAATTTATGAAAAAACAAGAAAAAAACAAATTGATAGTAGATTTTAACGATGAACAAAGACAATATAATTATTCAGGAACTATAGGTGGATTGATTGGAAACTTAATGATTTTAATTCAAATGTTATATAACTCATTGAAAAATAAACAACAAAAAAAAGTGTTTAAAGAAAATGTAATTAAATTAGTGAATCATGGGTTATTATTTATGACCGAAGAAGAAATTGAAGAATTTATGAAAAAAGAAGGTGTTATTGGAAATGAATAAAGTTATTTTAATTGGAAATTTAACTAAAGAACCAGAATTAGCAACAACATCATCAGGTGTTTCTGTTTGTCGTTTTACAATAGCAGTAAACAGAAAGTTTGCTAATAGTGAAGGAGAAAGAGAAACTGATTTTATTAATTGTGTTGCTTGGAGAACAAAGGCAGAATTTATAAAAAAATACTTTGAGAAAGGAAATAAAATTGCATTAGAAGGTAGTATTCAAACAAGAAGTTATGAGTCTTCTGATGGTTCAACAAAGCATGTTACTGAAGTAATAGTTGAAGAATGTGAATTTGTACAAGCACGAAAAAATGAAGATGTCAAAAGTGAGTCAAAACAAGTTACCATGAAAGAAGTAGATGATGATGACTTGCCGTTCTAGAGGTGATATATGGCAGAAAGAAGAATGTTTTCAAAAACTATTATAGATAGTGATGTGTTTTTAGATATGCCACTTTCTACTCAAGCTTTATATTTTCATTTAGCAATGAGAGCTGATGATGAAGGGTTTGTAAATAACCCAAAGAAAATTCAAAGGATGATAGGTGCTAGTGATGATGATATAAAGATTCTAATTATGAAAAGATATATATTGACTTTTGATAGTGGAATTATTGTAATCAAGCATTGGAAGATTCATAATTATATTCAAAACGATAGGTTTAAATCTACAACATATATTGAAGAAAAGGCACAATTAACTCTTGATGAAAAGAAATCTTATATTGAATTTAAACCTAATGTATACAAAATGGATACACAGGATAGTATAGGTAAGATTAGTATAGATAAGTTTAGTAAAGAAGAAGGCAGTGATGCCAAACAAGTTGACATCACATCTGAACCTAAAACAATTATTACAATACTTTTAAATGATGGCTCTGAACATGAAGTAAAAGAAGATTATTTTAATCAGATGAAACAATTGTTTCCAGGTGTTGATGTAATGACTGAACTAAGAAATATGAGTGCTTGGTCAATAAATAATCCTACTAAAAGAAAGACAAAAAGTGGTATAAAACGATTTATTGGAAACTGGTTATCTAAAGAACAAGATAATGCAAGTAAAAGAAATAACATCTTTGAACAAAAAGAGAATTTATCAATAAAGAGATCTCAACCTCGAGAATATAGTAAAGAACAATTAAATTCTCTTTATACAGATATAGAAAAAGTAGAGGTGTAAATGGAAAAAGTAATTATTGTAGATACAAGAAATCAAAAAGATGATTTTGTTGTAAAATCACTTCAACAAAGAGGATATAAAATTATAAGAAGTAAATTGCCTTTTGGTGATGTAGCATTATCGACAAATATATTAAATTGTATTGATTTAAAAAGTAGTAGTGGTGGGTTACTAGAAGTTTGTAAGAATAGATGTTCAAAAGATCATAATCGAATGAAACGAGAAATAGAAAATTGTTTAAATTATGGCGGACAAATAACATTTATATGTTTTGAGCCAGGAATGAAAACGATTGAAGATATTGAAAATTGGAAAGTTCCAACCTTTAAATCTGATTTATATAAAAAGAAAAAGCTGTTTGATGAAGAAGGTTATTGTTATGGGTATGAACGAATTCTAGTACATAAAAAGGGTGAATTGATGACAAAGGTAAAACCAGAAACATTAATGAAATCAATTAAAACTATGACTGAACAAGACCATTACAAAATAGGTGCTAAAGTTGATTTTATTTTTGCAACAAAAGATAATTGTGCAGATAAAATTATTGAAATATTGGAGAAAGAAGGTATATGTCTATGCTAATAAATTCACCTTGTAAAGAGTGTGGAAATAGACAAAGACCTAAACATTGTGAAAATTCTTGTGTTTTATGGCAGGAATACTATGCAAAAAGAGAAAAAGAAAAGGAAATTACTAGAAAAAATAAACAAATGAGTTTTGATATAAAGACTAGAAAAAAACTCTAATTATAGAAAATTGAATTAAAATAAAAGGTTAATTTTATGGAAAAGAAAATAGTAAAGTATTTAATAAAATGTGGTATTAGACCAAATTTAAAAGGATTTATGTATTTACATAAAGCAATAGAAAAGACAATTAATAATGGTAATGTTTTACCATCAGTAACAAAGGAAGTTTATCCTGCAATTGCGAGAGAGTTTAATGATACTGCCTCAAAAGTAGAAAGAGCGATCAGACACTCAATTCAAACCTCATACAAAAGTGCTTCTATGACTAATGGTGAGTTTATTGCTAAGGCTGCTATTAACTTAAATGTGAGGTAGTTATGAATAAATTTAAAAATACAGAGGAATTAGAAAAAGCATATAAAGAACTTGAAAGAGAGTTTACAAAAAAGAGTCAAAAACTTGCACAAGCACAAAAGACAATAGAAATTCAGAAAATGACTAATAATGCTTTAATTGATGAGAACCTAGATTATCGCTATGACATAACTAATTCTGCTTATGAACAAGCAAAGGGAATGGCGAGTAATTGGGAAAGTCAATATCAAGAAGAAATTGCAATATTGAAAAAAGCACTTGAATTGGCTTGTAAAAAAATATGTGAAAATTGCAAGGGTATTATAAGTTGGGAAATAGATGGTTTTAAAAACAAAGCAAAGGAGATAATAAATGAGAGTAAAAGTTGATTTATCACACTTAATAGACCAAATATTTGAGGTATTAAATTCATCAAGGTCACAAAAAGCAAAGGAATTAAACTTTGGTATATCTATTGGTGTTGAAATGTTTTTAGAATATTTAAAGATAATTTGCAATCGTGCTATTGAAATAGATGATGTAATAATTCAAGAATGTTTGCTAGATTTATGTGTTTTAAGTTGCACACCTGAGGAAGAAAAAACAATTAGGGAAAAAGCAAAGGAGATGATGAAAAGTGAGTAAAATATCAAAAAGTTTAATTGATGAATTTATTAGAGTTTGTAAAAAATATTGGGAAACAGGGGATGAGGATATTCTCGACAAAGTAATTAATACCTCAAAGGATATAGAATTAATAACCAATAAAAGCTGGTATGTTTGGAAAGACCTTTTAAATAGTTTATGTAGATTAAATGTTAGTTCTAATTGTATTTATGGAATATTAGAAACAATTGGTTTTGAGGTGGTAGATGAGTAAATATAGTCATTTTGAAATGTGTGAAAAAATATTTGGTAGTAGATATAAGTTTGACAAAGTGAAAGAACTTGTACCATATTCAAGAACTGATATGTGGGATAAGATGATTGAACAACAAGATAGAATATCCGACCTAGAAACCAAACTTGCAGAGAGTGAAGAAAGTCATCATAAAAACATTATCGAACTTACTAAAATTGCAACTGAAAAAGATAGAAAGATAGAAGAACTGAAACAGAAACTGGAAGAGAGTGAAGAACAAGTTAAACATTGGCACGATTTATATAATGAGAGAGATAAACAATTTCAAAGTGTAAGACAAAGGTATCACTTGCTGAATAAATTGCAATCGAACTATGACAAAAAAGATAAATTACACTTAGCTTATATGCAATGTGCAGAACTTGTTGATGAAAACGAGCAACTCAAACAGCAACTTGCAGAGAAAGACATCAAAGAGGTTGAGTTAAGAGAAGAAATAGCAAGATTAAATTTAATCATCAATGAAAACAAAAAAGAAATTTCAGGTATTAAAAACTCTTGTGATTACTATATGAATAGGTCAAACGATTTAGTGTTGAAACTTGCAGAGAAAGACAAAGAAATTGAAGAGTTAAAGCAAAGATTAAAAGATACAATTAAGATTTATAGTGATGAATTTGTTGAGAAAGATAAAGAACTTAAAGAACTTCGTTATAAGGTAAAGAAGAATAACCAAGACAAAATCGAGTTTGCGATTGCTGAATTGGAAAAAGTGAAAGAAAAGTTTGGTTATAAATACAATTCACAACTTATGTTTAGTTCAAAAGGTTTATGTGATTATATCGACCAACAAATTAAGGAATTGAGAGGTGAATAATGAATGTGGTTTTTGGAACTGCACATTTGCAAACACTTAAAGATTTGCAAGAGTTAGCAGAAAAACATAATTGTGAAATACATTTTGGTTTTGATGGAAATAGTTCAACAGATTTTGATTGTGAACTATTAAGCAAAAACAATATTGAGGATAAAGTTATTAAAATATTAGAAAGTCAAACAGGATTAGGTATATCAGATGTTTGTTGTTCAAATGATAAGATTTGGTTTGAATTATTAGATAAAAATACTGGTAAATATAGTACTTTATCATATTGTGAGAATTATATGTATTTTACATTTACTGATGAATATCTTGATGAAGAAGAAAGGGATGTTGTTGAAGATTTTATATATGAAGAACTTAATGAGTACTATGGTTCAAAATATTATGGCAAATTTTCTTATTGTCCAACAGTAATTTATGGATTTGGTAATAAAGAAAAAATTGAAGATTTTAGAGTTTATAGGAGTGGAATGGCACTCAAATTCTTTGGTGACCTTGTGTGTAAATACCTAAAAGAACCAAATATTGAGAGAGTTTATTAGAAAAGTGTGAGGAGAAGAAGTAGTATGAGAGAAAAAACTCTGGAAGAATGGATAAATTGTTTTGAAAAAAATAAGCAAAAAAGACAAATCAAAATGTTAAATTGCATAAAAAAAGAAATTTTAAGTAAAACAAATTTGTTTATTGCTGAAAAATCAGTAATTAAATTAGTTTTTGAAAAATATATTACACAACTAACCCACCAAGAAGATAAAGGAGAATAGTATGAGTAAAGATTTTTATAATATAAAAGATTGTAATTATTTTACATCAACTACTAAAGAAATAATTGAAACTATTTTATATAAACTAAACTCGTTTAAAAGAGAAAATATTACAACACCAAGTTATGTTATATTAGACAAAAAAACATATAAACAATTATGTAAAGAAGCTTGTAGAGAATATCGTGAATATTATTTGGCTGGTGTTTTTGGTTTAGAAATAAAGGTTGTAAAAAGCAAAGAACAAATAATTTGTGTGGGAATATAAGGAGAAAATAAATGAAAGTGTATGTAGATGACAATGAAGATTATAGAATAACATATAGTTCTCGTGATGGAAGTGAGTGTTTAGAAAGTATGGGTATGCAACCTATTATAGTTGAAAGCCTTTCCGACTACACCAAGCAAGTGAGAAAGGAAGTGTGTGAGGAGATTAAAAAGTGGTGTGATAAGAATTTTAATTGGGTTGGAGATGGAACTGGTTATGATGGACAAGATTATAACGAAATGATTGGTTCTAACAATACCATTAACAAATTAAGAAAACTTTTAGACCAAATACAAGGGAAAAGAAATGAAAGGATTGTATAAAGATAAGTACATTATTGCATTTTATGATGAAGATGATTATTTAAAAGATGTTGGTGCTAAAATTAAAGAACTGCATAGTTGTAAAACTCATAAGAGTATACATTCATATATAAGTAGTTGTTTTGCAGGGCGAATACCCTATAAAAGACTTTACTTTATAGATGTTACAGAAAAACATAATGATATTTTTGCAGAAGAAGATGAGATATTTTTGCAATTTATTAAAGATAACTATAAGAAAACAGATAAAGAAATTGCTGCAAGTCTAGGTGTTTCTTATAGAACATATATGAGGTATAAATCAAAAGGAATTTTACATAAACTTGAAGATAAATTAAAAAACAAGAAAATTAAATAAGGGGGAGTAGATGGAAAGATTAACTGAAATAGCACAAGCAAATAGAATTTATGAAGTAATTCTGAAATTAGAAGAGGGGAGAAATGACAAAGGATCAAGTTAATAATTTTTTAGATTCAATTCCATCTTTTTATAAAATTCAATTGATTAAAAAATTTAATGAAAATAATTTAAAAATAGAGTGGATTAATCGAGGAGCTCTAATATTTTATAAAAATGAGGATAATAAATTTTTCGTTAGAGTTTTTTCTATGAAGCATTATAATGAAGAAATTTTAAAATTAAAATACTTAATAAGTAAAAATTTATCAAAGTGAGGTGAAAATGGTAACTTATGAACAAGTTAAACAGGATTTGAGAAACCTCAAACATATTGAATATTCCATTCAAGCTTTTACAGAAGCTCATGATAAATTGCAAAAGCAATATGAAAAGCATAAACAGAATGAGTCTGCTAAAGCTGAAGACTTGCAGAAATTAAAAGAATCTATGGAAAAATTAGATGCAAATGGATTTATTAAGCAAAGTATTTTAAAGAAAGAACAATATTTTGAGGCAATATCACATTTAGAACCTATTAATCAAACAATTATTATTGATTCAGTTATAAATGGTGTTACATACTGGAAAATAGGAAATAAACTAGGGTTCTCTGATGAAACAATTAAAAAAAGAGTTAGCAGGTCTATACTAAACATTGTTAACTATTTGAATAAAAAATAAAGTGTACCGGTTGGTACACCTTTTTTTATAGTAAAGTGTAAAGTGAAGAAGTAAATATGCGATTGTGAAAGCGAAATGGTAATGCTTAACTAGACCGGGTTTTAGTTGTGAGAGAGTTATGAGTTCTTTTGCATGTTGAGTTCGAATCCAACCAATCGCACCAAACCCCTAAAGGATATTTAATAGAAAAAGGGTTTTATTCATGGGGCATGTGTAGTTTTAGTGTTTGAGGGTTGTGCCAAATAAACCAAACAACACTTTATGGGATAATAACTTAATGGTAGAGTTTGTTGCTTTAAAACCGACACATGCAACTAGAGGTCGTGGTTAGTATAGGTTCGAATCCTATTTATCCCTCCAATAAATTAAATAAAGGTAGGTTAAGTAAAATGTCGAATAAACAATTTCAACTATTAGCAGTAAAGACAGTAATGGATTACTTTAATAATCGTGTTGAAAAAACAGATCAAGTTCAAATTACAGAGAATGATGTTTATATTGTTTGGTATTGTAAGACATTACAAAATCATAAAGCACTTTTAAGTACTACTATCAGTGATGGGATGTATTATGAAATAACCTTTAATGGAGATAAAAGTGAACTTTATCTTGATGCTTATAAAAAATGGGAAAATAAGTGTATTGAGATTGAAGTGTAGAAAGAGGTGAAATTATGGCACAAGGTTCTAAATATACAGATGAACAAAGAGAAAAAGCACTTGCTATGTTAATGACAATGTCTTTTAAAGCTGTGTCTGAGAGTCTTGATATACCAGAAAATACTTTGAGAGATTGGAATAAAAATGCTGAAAAAATAAATCCAGAGTTCGTGGAACTTCGAAAGAAAAAGAAAGAAGAGTTTGTTGAGAAATCCTGGAGTATTATAGAAAAAGCAAATAGATTAATTGAAAAGAAACTGGATAGAGCATTATCAGCTGAAGAAGATATTGAAAATATTATTGAAAAAGCAAAGAGAAGTGAAAATCTTGATAAAGATGATATAGTAGCTCTTACAAAGAACATTCACAAACTTGGAATTGAGAATATAGGTCAAGTGTCTACAGTAATTGGTACTTTATATGATAAACAAGCACTAATTAATAAAGAGGCAACTGTTAATCATGGTACAGATGCATCACTAGAAGAAGTGTTGAGAGGTCTTCAAGGCGAGGAAATGTGATGGTAATAAACACAAAAAAATACATTGAAGGGGAATTATGGATAAGAACTAAAGATTCACAGATAATTCCATTTGTTATCAATGAACCTCAAATGAAGCTTTATAACACAATAAAAGAGTTAATACAACTAAATAAACCTATTCGAATCATCATTTTAAAAGCAAGGCAAATGGGATTTTCAACATTATCGGAAGGAATTTTGTTCAAGAGAACAGCAACAAAACCAAATGTTAATAGTGGAATAGTTGCACATAAAGAAGAGGCAACAACAAACCTTTTCAATATGACACAATTATTTTATGAAAAGTTGAAAACTTGTTTAAAACCTCAAATCAGAAAAAGTAATGCTAAAGAACTTATATTTGACAATAAAGAGGGAACTGGATTAAAGAGCAAAATCAAATGCATGACTGCAGGTGGTGAAGGAATAGGTCGTTCCGATACATTTCAGAACTTACATATTTCAGAGTATGCTTTCTGGAAAGGTGATAAGAAAAACACTCTTGCTGGTTTGTTACAAGCAGTACCAGATACTCCAGAAAGTATGGTTATTATAGAATCTACAGCAAATGGTTATGATGACTTTAAGCAGAGATGGGATGATGCAGTAGATGGTAAGAGTGATTATGTTCCACTATTCTGTGCATGGCATGAATTGAAATCTTATAGAAGAGATGCAACTGGGTTAGTACTTACAGATGAAGAAAAAGAACTTAAAAAACTTTATAACCTGGATAATGAGCAAATAGCTTGGAGAAGATGGAAAATTGCAAATGATTGTGGTGGCGATATTGAGTTATTCAAACAAGAGTTTCCTAGTTGTCCAGAAGAGGCTTTTATTTCATCTGGTTCAAGTGTTTTTGATAAGGAAAGCATTATTAAGCAAATTGAAAGAGTTCGCAACTTGCAACCAGTAAAGAAAGGGTATTTCGAGTATGAGAAGAAAGTAATTGATGTAGACAATTACGAGATTAGTAATATCAAGTGGGTTGATGATGAAAAAGGATATATAACAATTCATCATGAACCTGTGGTGATATGTGACCAGAAGACAAATCAACCATTGAGGAAAGCTCCTTATGTTATCGGTTGTGATGTGGCTGGTAATGGTGAAGACTATTTTACTGCTAAAGTAGTCGATTGTATAACACATGATAGACATGCAACACTTCATAAACAATCTATAGATGAGGACTTATATGCAGACCAATTATATTGTTTAGGTATGTATTATCATGAAGCTTTAATTGGTATAGAGGTCAATTATAGCATTGTAGCAGATAGAGAGTTAAATAAACTCAACTATCCTCACATTTATCAAAGAGAAGTGTTTGATAAGCAAAATCAAAAATACATGAAACAAACAGGATTCATTACAAACTCTGTAACAAGACCATTGATGATTGCAAAACTTGTAAAACTATTTAGAGAAGATGTTACACATGAGTGTGATGTGGCAACATTAAGAGAGTGTTTAACATTTGTTAAGAATGAAAAAGGTAGAGCAGAAGCAGAATATGGATTTCATGATGATTTAGTTATGGCAGATGCTATAGCTGAAACAATCATTGAACAACAAGTTTGTGATTGGATTGAGATAGAGCAAACTAAGTATGAATTGCCTTTTGCTTTACAATCAGATGATGATGAAGATATTGAGGATACATATCAAGATTATTTTAGTGCATTGGAGGAAGAATTTTAATGGAAGAATTATTAAAAGTATTAGTGCAACAAGCATTTACATCACAAAATGAAAGAATAGAAGAGCTGAAGAAAGAAATACAACAATTAAAAAATGATAATGATGCACAAAATGAGCAAATTCAAGATTTAAAAGAACTAAATAATTTATTTGATAAGGCAGTAACAGAGCTGAAAGACTATATCAAAAGTTATATCTCTCAAGATGATGAAACTAATTTAATGGAGGAATATAAGTTTGGCGAACAGAGAAAGCAATAATGAAAGATTAGAACGAATCTGGAAAGAATACAAAGATGGTAAACAATACCAAAAAGAACTTGGTTTAGAAACAATGATTCCTTTATGTGTTGATTTCTATGAGGGAAGGCATTGGGGAAAGGTTAGTGATAAAACAAAAACACTACCTAGACCTGTATTTAATCAAATTGAGATGATAGTAGATAGTAAAGATGCTGGTATTCTTGCAACACCATTAAAAATAATATTTAGTTCACAAGAATCTCCAGATTTGGCTAATAAATTAACAGCATTTAATACTCAAATGGAAAAAGAGATGAAGCTTGAAGATATTTGGTCACAAATGGTAAGTCAAGCATCTGTAGAAGGTTCAAGTTTCTTACACTTCTTTTGGGATTCAGAAGCAGTTGGTAAGAGAGGAGAATATAAAGGTGGAACAAGAGCTGAAATAATAGAACCACTTAATGTAGTTGTACATAATCCAAGAGAAACAGATATTCAAAAACAAAAATGGATAATTATTGAATCTAGATGTGAGCTAGATGCTGTAAAAGCAATGTGTAAAGACAAGCATGAGGCAGCAAAGATTGAACCTGATAACAATGAAAATCTTCGTGGGGAAAAAGAACAAGATGGAAGTAAGTTGGTTACAGTTCTAACTAAATACTTAAAAAAAGATGGTGAAGTTTATTTTGAGAAAGTTACTAAAAATGTTGTTATCTGTGAAGCAACAGCTCTTAATCCAGATATAAATAAAAACCTTATAAGAGAGAAACAAAATGAAGATTCGGCAGAATCTAATTTACCAGATACACCTAAAGTAGAGAATGTTATATATAGAGCAACACTTTATCCTATTGAAGTTTATCAATATAAAAGAAGAAAAAATTGTATCTATGGTCGTGGTGAAGTAGAACCTATAATTCCAAATAATAGAGTTGTTAACTTTAATACTGCAATGATGTCAAAAAGTGTTGAAGACCAGGGATTTGGTCAAGTAGTGGCTAAAGAAGGAGCAATGAATAAAGGTGATAGATTCACTAATGATCCAACACGATTATTAATTGATAGATATAAGGGTGGAATTGGATTTTATACTATAAACAAACAACCATTTAATCCTCAAACTTATCAATTAAACAAAGATATTCTTGAAACAACTAGAAGTGTTACTGGAGCAACAGAGGTTATGACTGGTGAAATAATGGGAGCAAATCAATCTGGAGCATCCATTGCATACTTGCAACAACAAGCACAGAAACCTATAGATAATCTTGCAAAGAGATATAGAAAATTTAGGGAAAGATGTGCAGAGATATTATTACAATTTTATGTGCTTTTTTATGAAGATAAAGAGTTTTATAACGAATTATCACAAAACGAAGCTCAGAGTATCTTGCAAAATCAATTAATACAACAAGGAATGAGTAGAGAAGAAGCAATTGAAAATTTTGCAAATATTGAATTAGAAACTATTAAATTTAAAGATTTGTTTAATGGTTCAGAATTTAGAGACAAAGAGTTTGATATTACAATTGAGATTGGTGCTGGAACACAATATAGTGAAATTGTTACAGTTAACATATTAGACAATCTTTTAAACTCTGGAAAGATAAGCTTAAGAACTTACTACAATGTTTATCCACAAAATCTATTACCTAATAAAAAAGAGTTATTAAAAGATTTAGATAATCAAGAACAAGGTCAAATTGCTCAATTGTCTCAAACAATACAAAATCAACAAGCACAATTAGAGCAATATGCACAAGTTACAAAAAGATTAACAGACATAGCAAATAATATTTCTGGAACTATTAAAGAAAATAGTGATTTAAAGGCACAATTAGCACAATTACAAGCAGAGTACACAGGCAAAATACAACTAGCAAATGAGCAAAATGTAATGTTGCAACAAGATGCACAAGATTTAGCTTCACTTTATAAGTTGGAACAATTAGATAAGCTTAAAAATGGAGGTAATACAAGTGCAAAAGATATGTCAATATTGCAAAACAGTACTAATGAAAAAGCAGTCAAATAAATATAAAACTACATTTACTTGTAGAAAACCAGATTGTCCTAATTTTAACAAGGATGTGTTGGTAAAAAAATGGTAATTAAAGCGAAAATGCTTTTATTATATAAAAATCGCATAGGATAGCGGAAAAATCAAGGAGGACTTTATGTCAGAAAATGAAAAAACTGCGGAAACAAACATTGAGCAAGTTCCTAGCAATGAGGTAAATGCTAATTACAATGTGGTTGATGAGGTCGCAGACATCAACAAATCAGAGGAAGAAGTGAATGATGTTGAATTTACAGATACAAAGGTAGATGAGAGTGACGACTTGAATAAACCAATGGAAAAGAAAATTCAAACAAATGCACAGAATTCCGAATATGCTCGAAAAAGAAGGGAAGCAGAAAGAAAAGCTGAACTTGAGAGAGCAAGAGAAGAGGCAAGAAATAATGCTTTAATTGAATTCACAAATGGTGTTAATCCATACACTCAAGAAGAGATTAAAGACAAAATTGACATTGAAAAATATCTTGCTATGAAAGAGATTGAAAAAAGTGGTGGTGACCCTATTGCAGATTACCATAAAATTCAATCAAAAAAACAAAAAGAGGAAATTGAATCAAAGAAAAAAGCAGATGATGAAAGAGAATGGTATGTAAATGATAGAAAAAATTTCTTTGAAAAACATCCAGAAATGACTGAATCTATGCTTTCTTCATTGTTACAAAACGAACAATTCTTACTATATGGTGAGGGAAAGTTTGGAAATAAACCTCTTTCAGATATTTACGATGGATTTACAAAGGTTGTAACAACTTTTGAAACCAAAGCAAAATCGATAGCCGAAAAAATGTATGCAAATAGAAAATCTTCACCAGGTCCACTTAATAGTTCAGAAGTGTCAAAGATAAAATCATGGGAAGATATGAGTGATGCAGAATTTGAGGCAGAAATTCAAAAAGCCAAAAATGGTGGATATAGACAAACATAGAGGTGAAAGTCCTCTAAATAATTAAAATTTTAAATTATAGGAGGGCAAAATTATGCCAAATACAAATGTAAACACATTAGCAACTGTATCAGCAGAAGCAAAAACTTTTTATGACAAAACACTTTTAGCAAGATGCTTACCAGCTTTAGTCTTCGCTAAATATGGTCAAAAGAAATCAATTAAATCAAGAAGTGGTAAAACAATCGAATTTAGAAAATTTACATCATTAGAACCAGCAACTACACCATTAACAGAAGGTGTAACACCTACTGGTAAAAACCTTGCTGTGACAGCAATTACATGTTCACTAGAACAATATGGTGACTATGTAGAAATTTCAGATATGCTTGACTTGGTTGGAATCGACCCAGTATTAGTAGAATCTGCAGAATTACTTGGTGAACAAGCAGGTCTTACAATCGACAATGTAGTAAGAAATGTTGTTTGTGGTGGTACAAATGTGCAATATGCTGGTGCTAAAACATCAACAAGTGAAATTACTGCCTCAGATGTTATGACTGCGGATGAAGTTGCAAGAGCTGTTGCAACACTTAAGAAAGGTAATGTTAAGAGATTAGAGGGTAAGTTCTTCATTGGTATCATTGATCCAGATATTGCTTATGACATTATGAAAGACCCACTATGGCAAGATATTTCTAAATATAGTGGTGGTCAAGCAATCATGGAAGGTGAAATTGGTAAATTACATGGTGTTCGTTTCATTGAAACAACAGAAACTCTAATTAAAGAAGGTTCTGTAAATGTTCACTGTGCAATGATTATCGGTAAAGATGCTTATGGTGTTCCAGATGTGGAAGGTTCTGCAAAACCAGAAAACATTGTAAAACCATTTGGTTCTGCTGGAACTGCTGACCCACTTAACCAAAGAGCAACAAGTGGTTGGAAAGCATTATTTGGAACTAAAAGACTTGATGAAAATTGCATGGTTCGTATTGAGTGTGCAACTACTCTTGACTAAAAGAATTAAAGGTTAAATCTTACCATCACTCTCTAACTAAAGAGAGTGAGAAAAGATTAAATATATGGAGGAAATAAATTATGGCAGAAACAAAAAATGTTGAAATTTTAGAGGAAAAAGTTGTTAATACAACTGAAAGTATTGAGAATCCAAAAGTAGATGCAAAACATACTAAAATCGCACTAAAAACTGCAAAAGCAATCAAGGGAGCAAAAAATGTTGAAATTAAGATTCCTATAGACCCTCAAAATCCAAAGGATTTGATTGTTCCTGTAATCATTAATGGTTATCGTTGGGAAATTAAGAGAGGTGAAAAGGTTTCTGTTCCAGAGCCAGTTGCTAAAATCCTTGAAGATGCAAAATACATTTAATTAATTAAAAACAATCCATGTGTTTTGGATTGTTTTATGTGATTTGAGTTGGCTATTAGTGGTTCGAACCCACAAAATTGCAAATTAGGGAGGTATTATGAAGTTAGGAGAAATAAAACTTGAAGCTTTAAAAATTATGAATATAAATAATGATAGTGTGCTTTTAGTTGAACATATGGATAGTATTTTAGGCGAAAAAAGATATGCTAAATATCTTAACAATATGTTTAATTGTATAAATAAAGCCATTGATATTATTAATCATAAAAAAGTATTACCACAAAAAAGAATTGAATTAATAGAAGTACCTATTACTAAAAATAAAATAAACAACAGATATAATATATCTGGGATTGAAGATTTTTTATCGGTAGCAAGAATTGTTTATGAAGATGATAAGACTTATTGTGAAAGAGTTCCATATGGAAGAGAAGGTGAGCATATTGTAATATCATCAAAATATTCACCTGAGTATTTGGCATTAATCTATGATTCTAAAATACCAAACATTACTGGAGAAATTACAGATAAAGATGAAGTACCTTTTCTTAAAGATGAGTTGGCTAGACTAATACCTTATTATATAAAATTTGAATTATATCAAGAAGATGAACCTGACCTTGCTTTAACTTCAAGAAATACATTTGACCAGGGAATAGAATCTCTTCGTGAAATAGATGATCCTCAAGAAGAATTTGTAATTGAAAATGTGTTTTCAAATGAGGGGTGTCAATGGATTTAAAAGAAAGAAAACAAGCAAAATTAAGTGGATTTAGAGGTGTAGACTTTTCTAGTTCTCCATTGTTAGTTGCTCAAAACAGAGCTGTAAAAAGTACTAATTTTATATTTGAAAATGGTGTTAATAGAAAAAGGCATGGATGGATTGAAAAATTAAGAATAGGTACTGGAAATATAAATGGCATTTTTGAGTGTAGTTTAAATAATCAAAAATTTATAATCGTATATGCTGAAAAAAGTTTTTATAAGGTTGCATTAGACAATGAAACTGGTAAGTATATAGTTGAAGATATAACTAACACATCAACAAATGTAAAGTGTAAAGTAAATCAAGAACGACTGCTAGATAAAAGATGCCAAATGTTTGTTAATAACAATAGATTGTATTTTATTGGTTGTGGTGATTATTTAACCTATGGAATGTATAATGATAAATTTGAACTAAGAAGAGTTGAAGATGATGATAACACATATATTCCAACTACATCTATTAATGGAGATGCTGATTCTGTAGAGGGTGGGAAGTCTGAAAAATTAGAGAATCCTAATTTATTATGTAGTAAAAGGAAGAATACATTTGTTGGTAATGCAGCGAATTCAACTTTTACTTTAGATTCACAAAGTATTGATGAAGATGTTCAAGTTGTAATAAACCATGAGACTCTAGATATTGCTGGTAATTTAATCACAAAGACATATCTGAGTAATAATGAATTGCTTTATGATGAAGAAGGAAGTGTAGTTGGAACAATTGATTTTGAAAAAGCAAAAGTGACTCTAAATATAGATACAAAACCTGTTCTTGAGGAAGAATCAAATTTAACAATAGTTTTTAGTTGTAAAGTAGAAGATTATGCAAATAGAATAAACAATGCAGATATTGGCATTATGTTTGGTGTAAATGGTAATCCAGATAGATTATTTGTCACTGGCAATGAAAAATATCCTAATAATGATTTTTATTCTGAAATGGATAATTTAACATATTTTGGTGATTCAAATGTTAGTGCAATCGGTTCAAGTGATTCAAAGATTATGGGGTATTCAAGATTGGGTGATGGAACACTTGCAACACATAAAGAAGAGGTTAATGGTGAAGCATCCATATATTATAGAACTGGAACATATGAGACTAAATATAAAGAAGATGGAAGTATTGACAATATAACATCATATTTCCCAATACAAGCAGGAACTATCGGTGAAGCAATGATTAGCAAGTATGCAAATGCTAATTTAAGTGGAGATAAATTATTCTTATCAAAAAATGGTGTGTATGGAATTGTTTTGACTACAAATATGACTTCTACTGAAAGATTTTCAAAAGAAAGAAGTCAATATATAAATGATAAATTAAAACAACATAAAGATTTATCGGAAGCAGTTGCGATTGCTTATGATAATAAATACTTTTTAGCAGTTGATAATGTTTGCTATATAGCAGATGCAAGAATGACTTCTAGAAACACATCAGATACTAATTCTTTTAATTATGAATGGTTTTACTGGGAAAATATGCCAGTTAGAGTGTGGGGTGTTATTGATGGCGAGTTATTCTTTGGAACATCAGATGGAAGAATTTGTACATTTGATGATGAGTATATTGATAGGGTTTATACAAAGACAGAAACAAATGATTTATTAATAGATTATGATTCAAATAAAATATTTTTTAATACAGATTTAAAGTTAAAAAATAAAGATATTATAAATTTTGATACAAATGTTTTTAAAGAAAAATTAACACAAAATCAAATAATAAAAGTTGAAAATAATAGAATTTATATTAGTGATACAGATATTTTACTATTTTACAATAGTACTGAAGTTTATGCAGATTGTGTTGAAGATTCTGGAATTCAACCAAATGTTAAATATTATATTGATGATATAAATTTAGTTAATTGCTCTTTTAGATTAAAAGATGAAAATGGTAATCAAGTTGAAATACATTCTAAAAACTTTAGATTGTGTGAGAATTTAAAAAATATTGAGTTGATTGTTACAAATGTTGGATTGGATTATTTTAATGTATCGTATTCTGAAGAAGATTCTGTTATTTCATTAATAAAATACAATGACTCTCAAGAGTATCAAACACCAACTGCTACTTTTGTTATTAAAACTAATGTTATTGCAAGTTGGTATAGTCCTATATTTGATTTTGGAACTAACCAAGCAATGAAGACTCTACTAACTTTAACAATTTCAACAGAGCCTACAACAAATGGACAAATTGATTTTGGTTATCTTGCGAAAGATTCTGAGGCATCAATCGAGGCAGAGGGTATAAATATGTTTGACTTCGAAACTTTAGATTTCAATAATTTTACCTTTGATACATCTTTTGCTAATAGCTATACAATAGATATAAAAGACTATTTTAACTTTATACAATTTTTCTTTAAAAGTGATAATGAATATGCTTGTGTGGTACATTCAATGACAATCACTTATAAAATAAATTCAATGAATAAAGGAGTCCAATAATGAGTACAAAGAAGAAAATAAATAATGTCTCAGCTGAGACTGAAAATGCAATGTTGCGAAAGTCTGCTTATGGATTACCTAATAGACCTTCGCAAGTTGGGATGAGAGCTGAAGATGTAAAAAAAGCTTTTTATTCATCACTAATTGATGATGAGGCATCATTATTATCTGAATTAAAAAGAATTGTTACTGAAGCAAATGATATATTTGATTATATATATAACGATTCAGATAATCATATTACAGATAGTAAAAATCCACATAAAGTTACGAAGAATCAAGTAGGGTTGAGTAATGTAGATAATACTTCGGATTTAAACAAACCGGTTTCTACATTACAACAAGCAGAATTAGATAAAAAAATAAATTATACAGATGTAAAAAATGATTTTAATAGCGAAGATACAAATAAACCATTATCAGCTAAATGTGGTAATTCGTTAAATAAAAGAATAGTTGAAAATAAAGAGAAAATAGATTTGTCGATAAAAGATATATCATTAGATTCTGAAAATGGTATATTAACCATAGTTAGAACAGATGACACATCTTTTAAAATAGATTTACCACTAGAATTTTTGGTTAAAAGTGGAAGTTATAATGCAACAACTAAAAGCATTGAACTCATTCTTGATAATAATACGAAAATCACTATTCCAGTTGCGGATTTGGTAAATGAATACTTTGGAGATGAAACAACTATATCAATGTATGTTGATTCGAATGATAATAATAAAATAAAATTTAAAATTTCTGATACATACAAAAACAAAATTCTTAAAAATGAAAGCAATATTAAAACTCTTCAAGATGAAATGACTGGTTTGGATGAAAGGGTTACAGGTACAGTAGTTGCAAAGATCGATGCATCACTATCAGAAACGAGTGAGAATGCAGTGCAAAATAAAATTATTACTGCAGAATTGAAAAGTATTAAGAATAACTATGTAAAATTAAGTGGTGGACAAAATATTGATGGTTATAAAAAGTTTTTACAAGATCTTCAAATTGGACCTTCATTAACATTATTGAATAGCCCTAATGGTGGTATTGAGATTGGTAGAAGAGATGGTACAACAAGTACACCTTATATAGACTTCCATACTGACGGAAATCCTATCAGTTCTACAGATTATAATGTTAGAATGATGGCAAGTGGTGGAACTAAAGGCACTAATGGTGATGGAACATTAAATATTAGTGCTGGGAAATTAACTCTAAATAATAAAGATTTAGCACTTAAAGATGAAGTGCCTAAACATACACTTTCATTAGTGCCAAGCGGTACACAAATACCTAATTATGCAGATTTGAATACTATTAATTATATAAAAGTTGGATTATATTATTGCCCACAAAATGACATAGTAAAAACATTGGAGCATTGTCCTACTACAGATGCATTTATGATGGAAGTGTATAGCCCTTTAAGCACTACTATTGATAATGAAAATATAAACAATTATGTCTATCGAGTTAGAAAAATAACAACTTTTTCAGGGTTGGAATATATACAATTTGTTGGTAGTGATGATGTGATTGGTAAGTTTAATTATAGGAGTTGGGAAAGAATTGCACATACAAGCGACTTTCTCAATAGTATTTATCCAGTAGGTTCTATTTATTTAACTGTATCAACTTCTCCATTAAATTCAAGTCCTGCAAGTTGGCTAGGTGGAACTTGGGAAAGATTGCCTGAGGGATATGCTTTATGGACAGCATCTAGTGGTGCAGGTAATACAATAGGTGCAGGTTTACCTAATATTACAGGTGGTTTTGCAGGTGTGCCAGTTGGTTCTGCTTTTCCAGGAAGTCCATCTGGAGCATTCCAATCTTCTGAACAAACAGGTAGTTCAAATACTTGGGGTTCAAGTAATGCACCAAGAGCAACTATTAACTTTAATGCCTCAAATTCAAATAATATTTATGGTTCTAGTTCTACCGTTCAACCACCTGCATATAAAGTTTATGCTTGGAAAAGGATTAGTTAAAAGGAGTAGTTATGAGAGTATATAATAAAGAAAAAACAAAAATTTTAGATGATTATAATTTAGAGCTTGGTTATTTGAAAAAAGACACCATAACTATAGATGAGCCAGAAATTCAAGGAGTGGAAGAACAAGGTCATTATGAAACCATTAGAGAATATGAAAATGGTGGAAAAGATGTTGAGTGGGTTGTAGATGTGGCAGGTGTTGAATACAAACCTGCAAGAACTTATGATGAAGAAATTTTAGTATATGTTGAGTACACTAAAGAAGAATTAGAGGAAATTGAACTTAATAAATTAAGAGAACAAAGAGAAGTTGAGTGTTTTTCGGTTATAAATCAAAACTATATTATTGATGGTCAATCAAAAACTTGGTTTGATACTTTAACAGAAGAACAAAAACAAGAGGCTAGTGTTTGGGTGCAAGAGTGGAGAGATGTAACAGAAACAAAAGTTATACCAACAAAACCAAGTTGGATTAAATAATGGAGATTGTTAAATGAGTACAATAACAAGTTGGTTTAGAAAAAATATCGGAATAATTATTTCAATAATTGGACTTGCTTTGCTTGTTATTCTTACATTTGGTGATATGGGTGAATTGTTTACAGAAAAGTACTGGGAGAATGTAGGTGGAAATCTTTCTTCCATTAGTGCTTTAACAATAGGATTAGTTTTAATTCAAACTTCAATAAAACAAGGTGTAAGTGAACAAGCATTATCAGTTGGATTGAATACAAAAGTTACAACAGAAAAATATGATGAGCATAAAAAAATTAGACAGGTTTGTCAAGGAAAATTGATTTATTTACCATATTTCTTATCAATTCGCAACAAAAGAGAAACCAAAAGAAGAAAGCAGGAATTTTTAGTAGATAATAATTTTACGAATGAAAAAATGTTGAGATTAAGTAATAATAAAAAATTAATTAGAGCTTATGATAAAATTCAAACTAACATTACTGCAGATAGTATTAAATGGACCACAACAGAGATTGTTTATCAAAAGAATGGTCGAATAGAAAAACTTGAAACTTTTAGGAAAAAAAGATTAATAAAAGCAATAGTTGTTGGTTTTATTTGGATGTTTGCAACAACTTTAATTACTGGTGGATTATTTCTAGATACTGCAGATATTCCATTTTGGCAAAAGTTTGTTAAGTTGATTACATATTTAATCACCATAGCATTATCTGTAGTGTTTGATATTAATAAAAACTATGAAAAAGGTGCATTTGGAGTTCCAAATGAATTAGAAGAAATAAATGGTATATGGAAAGAATTTTCATTGTGGGAAATTCCAGATTGGATTATTAAAGAAGTTGAAAATAATGAGAAAGAAGACCATGAAGAATTAAAATTAAATGTTCAGGAGGATGTGGATTATGAGACAAAAGAAAGAATTGACACCGGAACAAATGTACAAGAAGAATCAATTGAAAGCAAAAGTATTTAAACAACTTTCGCCAGTTGTATTTTGGTTATTTTTATCATTAAGCATACTATTTCTGTGCTTAATGTTAAAACATAGTGTGGGTAATATTACTGATATTATAGATAAATTAGATACAGATTCATATTCTGGTGAACAAGTTGAAGTTAATTACCGAGAATTAATTGATAAATGGGGAGAGTGGACAATTATTGGAAAAGATGGTGGTTCGCTTAGCATTAAATTTGTTGATTTAAAAAATGCTTTTTTTAGTGGATTAATGGGTACTTTTGTTGTGTTAAGTTTGACTTGTTTAAGTGTGGCTATTATTATTGGTAAATTTGTTTTTCCAAAACTACAAAATATTATTCAGATAATAATCAAGATATGGTTAATATTGCTACATTGCAAACGAATACAGAAATTAGAAAGAAAAAAGATAAGGAGGATTGGTTTTAATGGGAGCAGAACAAATACAAGCATTTTTATCAATACCAGAATTACCAGATGTGGTTTCATATTTATTAATTTTAGTTGTCTTTGTGGTTGAATATTTTGTTAAAGCTTATGTAAAAAAAGATAACAAAATAACATTAAATAAAGTTGACATAAAGACATCTGAAATAAATAAAGCAAAGAAAGAACTGGAAGAAACTAGAGAAGAATTAAATGATGAAAGAATTAAACTTGAACAAGAAAGAAAACAATGGAATGAAGAAATAAAAAAAATAAAACAAGCAATTGTAATTAGTTCTGGAAATAATCATAATTTAGTTTCAAATGGAACTGCTAATCAAATAGCTAAAATGCTAGAAAATAAAGAAAATGTTGAAGTTAAATTAAAAGAGGAGGAGATTTGATTTATGAGTACTCTAATAAGTGATAGATTAAATGATTTATATAAAAAGTATTTTCAAGGAAATGATTATAAAATAGGACAATCTTTTGATGGTGTTAAAGCTAATATGTCAGATGAAGATTATGAATTAAGTCAAAAATTACTTAATTACTATGGTCAACAAAATAATTTAACTAATCAATACAATCTTTCAAATAGCACAATTGAACAAGATAGAAAAAAAGCATTGGAAGAAAATGCCATTGCAAGAGAAAAAACAATGAAGTATTTACCAGAATATCTAAAATTGCAAGGTTTAGGTGGTCTTGGTGTGTCTGAGTCATCTGTTATTTCAGCTAATAATACCTTTAATAATAATAGAAATTCTATTAACTCAGAATCTAGTTTAAGAAAAGATGAATTGTTAAAAAATTATCAAGCAAATTTAAATACGATTGACCAAAATTACAATACTGATTCAACCTCTATTAGAGATAAATATCAAGCAATTAAGGAAAATGAGGAATTAGAGAGATATAATTCGTATTTAGGAATGATTAACAACAAAGAGTTTACAACTGCTGAAGATATAGACAAATGGTATGATGATATAAAAGATTCTGTTGGTGAAGATAGGGCAAATATTATATTAAACAAGGTTGAAAATTATAAAGATAATTTAGAGAAAGAAGAAGCTGAAATACTATTTAATAATTTTATTTATAAATTGGATTCCGTTGAGTTTAATACATCTTCAGAATTAGATAAATATTACAATTCGATTAAAGATAAATTAAATAACTTACAAAGAACAATAATTGAAGATAAAATCTTATTTTATAAAAATAATTTAGAACAACAATTAATAGATGAGAATTATAAAGAAGGTAAAGATGGTGGTGAAGTAATTAAAGGTAAGAAAACTACAGGTATGGACTTGATCAATGGTTCTAAAACAAAAGGTAATTATAAATCACTTTTAATCTAAATTAAATACAATGAAAACAGATATAATTCTGAGAGAAAATCAAAACTGGAGGCTTTATGACAACATTGTCCAGTACAATAAATAAAAGACAAGCTATTTTAAATAAGTTAAACAATATTAAATATAATCAAAATTTAAATGCTGCTTTAAAAAAACAAGCTAAAAGAGAAAATGCAGATGTTATGGAAAGAACAGTTGAAACTGTAGGAGATATAGTAGGGAATGTTCTTTCTGGGGCAATCAAAGGATTGGAAGGTATTTATGATTTTGGAGCAACATTAGTTGGTGGTATAGGTGGGATTTTTGATAAGGGTTTTAAAGATTCAGTTAAAAAACATATTTCGTATGATTTTGCTGGTAAGCATATAAAAGAACCTCTTGATTATTTATTTGAGGATTCATATCTAAATGATGGAAAAGTTGGAGGGTTTGTTCAAAATGTTGCTCATGGTGTAGGGCAAATGTTACCAGCAGTATTGGTTACAGTAGCAACTGGAGGTGCAGGAGCTAGTGCATTTATTTCTCCAGCAATGGCAACGATGGGTGCAAGTGCTATGGGTAATGCGACAGAAAGTGCATTTAATGATGGTGCGAGTTATGGTAAGGGTGTTGCTTATGGTGTAGTTAATGGTGTTGTTGAAATGGCAACTGAGAAGATGTTCTCAAATAGTTTAACAAAAAACATCAATAGTTCTGGTTACCTTGATAAACTTACTAAGAATGTTGCAAAAACTGGTATTGCAAAAGTTGGAAAAGAAATGGCAGAGGAAGGAATAGAAGAAGCTGTTTCTGAATTTGTTAATCCTTTAACTCAAACAATTTATAAAGGTAAAGAAGGTCTTGATAATTTCTTAACCAAAGAACATATTAAAAATATAGGAGAGTCTGCACTTGTAGGTGGAGTTACTTCATTAGCTTTTGGTGAAACTCTAGGGAAAATCAACCAAAATACAAATAATGCGAATGAAAGTCTTGCAGAATTAAAAGCCCTTGAAATAAAGGAAGATAATTTACATGCTCGTGGTCAACTTTTTCAAGGTGGGAATGAACAAAAAATAAATAATTTAAGAACACAATTGAAAGCAGAATTAAGTCAAAGTGTTTCTAAAATGAATGAAAAGACTCGTTTAGAGTATATAACTAAAAACAATCTAGGTTCTATTTTAAATAAAGATGGTTCATTGATTGATAATTCTTTAATAAGTCAACAAATGAACCTAAAAACAACTAAAGATGGACTTGCAAGTACATATAATAAAGAAAATTATTCACCTAAACTTTATGGAAGAGAAAATGAATTATTTATTAAACCAACAAACAATGAATTAACTCAATCAGATAAAGATGCTTTATTAAGAATTAATAAATTAAATAAAGGTTATAATCGTGTTGCATCAGTTATAGTTGATAGTGGAATGATTAAAAAAGTAACAGGTCAAAATTCAAAGGCAATTGAATTAAATGGTGTTATTTACATTGAGCAAGGTGCAGATACTGAGTCTTCACAAAAAGTTCTTGCAACACATGAATTAAATCATACTCTTGAAGGTACAAAAGAGAAGGCTAAATTTGATAATTTCATAATTAAAAGATTATTAGAAAGTGAAGTCTTATCTAATAGATTTGGTAATATAAATGATAAATTTATTGAAACTTTAAATTTATATAAAAATGTGTTTATCCAAAAATATGGAAAATTAGAAAATGTGACTCAAGAAGATATTGAAAAGATAAAAAGAGAAATAAATCAAGAAACTTTAAATGAAGTAATATCTCAATATGTAAGTGAGAATTTCTTTACAAATGAAGCTGTAATTGATAGACTTGCCTCAACAGAAGAATCTCTTTTTAAGAAGATTTATAATTGGATAAAAACTAAAATAGAAAGGTTTAAAATCAAATCTGCAGAAGACAGACAAGTTTACGATTTCTTGCACAAAGCTGAAAGTCTTTATAAGAAAGCACTTGAAAATTCTGTTGGTGGAACTAATTCGGTTCGCTACTCTATTGACAAAAAAGAAGAAAAGAGTTATAGTAAATCAACAAGAAAAGTTGTAAAATATATTCCTTATTCTAAAGTTGGAAATGAAAATGTTTCACAAATTAGAAGAGAATTATCAAAAATATATAGTGGCTTTGATGATTGTGTCGCAGATGGTGTTGCAATAGAGAGAGGACACACAATATTTATCGTTGATTCTGGAAAAGAACAAGGACAAGTGTCTTTTGGGATAAGAAAGAAAATTACAATATCAGATGAAACATTAAGAAAAGAAATAGTGGAGGAAATCAATGACAGAGCAATACAAGATGGGTTCATTAGTGAGCAAATACTTGAAAAGTTTAGGGGTTCATCCGATAAACATAGCAGAGGCAGTATCGGACAACAATTACAAAAAGAGTTATCAGTTGATTCAAGAGAATCCACAAATAACAAAGAAAGAATTTCTAAACAAGATGCAGATAGAAGAGGAATAAAATACTCTCTTTCAAAAGATAGCGAAGGTAAAAATCTTACAGAAGCTCAAGCAGAGTTCTTTAAAGACTCTCAAGTTAGAGATGAGAATGGGAATTTGCTTGTGGTATATCATGGAACTTCTAATATTGGATTTACAGAATTTAAAGGCAGAAATGCTTATTACACAACAGATAATCCTTTAGTTGCAAAAGGATACAATCAACATAGAAGAGATTTAAAGAGTCTTTATAGGGGATATTTGAATATTAAAAACCCTCTTATTATCGATGCTAATAAGCAAGATTGGTTTAAATTATTAAAAACACCTATCAATCAACAATTAAAACTAACAAATAGTCAATTAAAGAGTGTGCTGGAAAAGGCTTTTGGTTCTCATGTGCCAACAAGATACACTCCTGCAGATTTAACATATATGGTGTCTGCTATTAATGATTTAAAATTCAACAACTTTGATGGCATTATTATCAAAAACATTTATGATAATTTAAACTATCAACATAAAGAGTTGGGGAATGACTATATTTTCTTTGAGTCAAATCAATTTAAAAACACAGATAATATTCGACCAACCTTTAACAATGATATTCGCTTTGCTTTAAGCAAGGATACAGAGGTTAAAGATTTGGTTGCTATTCATAATACAACAGAATCTAAACTTTTACAAACAATGGAACTTGGTGGATTTCCTATGCCATCTATAGCAATTATAAAAGATGCAATGTCACATGAGAATTTTGGTGACATAAGTATAATCTTTAAGGCAGACACAATAAATCCACAGAAAAGTTATGATAATAAAGTATATTCTGCAGATGCTTATTCCCCTAGATTTCCACAAATTGCTTATTCTTTTAATGGTAAAGAGTTAAGAGATTTGGCTGAAAAGATGAACACAAGTGTAAGTATGCTTGAGGCAAACGACTTTTCAGAGGGTAAGAGCAGAGAAAGAATAATTGATAGTTTAAAATGTAATGATAATTTTATTAAACATTATGTAAAAGAATTTAATGTTAAGGAAGAAATTGCTTATAAAGAACCATCATACACTAACACTTGTTTCAAACATGAAGACATAAATAAAGTCTTGGTAAAATACTCTTTTGATGAAATTGTTAATAATGATAAAGCACAATCAGATTTGAAAGATTCGGTTGAAAAAGCAAAAGACAAACAAGAAAGAGAGTTTAGAAAGAATCTAATTCAAAATTCTTATGATAACTTTATGAGAAAGGTTGAAGATGCAAAGCAAGAGCAATACATCTTTGACATTTTAAAAGAAGAATATGATTTTGATAGGAAAATTGCAAAAGGTGAAGTTGCAAAAGTTGAAGACACTTATCAAACAAGACAAAACACAATCGAAAAACTTAAAAATGATGAGCTGTTTAATGAGTATGTTGAAAGTATAGTAGATAAAGTTATCAATAAAAAATACTTGAGAAACAACAAAGATTATTATACAAGTTCTGGTAATCCTCGTAGTTTTGAGGCTTTGCATGAATCTTATAATGCAGAGAATGCTGTAAGAATAATGAAAGAGCAAGGTTCTAAAAATAGTGAAGGTGGAAATATCTTTGGATATGGAATTGGTGAAATTAGAGCTGCTTTAAGCAAAAGATTTAACAATGTTGAAGAAATGCATAAGGATAAACACAGATTACAAGAATCTAATGAAAATAGTGTAGAATTGTATGAAGAGTGTAATAACGAGCTTCATGCTATAGCAGATGAAATTTCAACTAAAATAAAGGTTGACAATTTCTTGGAGAGAAGAGATATAGCATTAAATGCTGTGTTTGATATAATTGCATCTACCTATACAAATGAACAAGCAAAAAGATTAATTAAAAGAGATTATTCTTTCGAAGTTAATGATTCAGAGATTTTAAAAATAAGAAAACTTGCAGAAAAAGTTGCAGATTTACCTGTAAAATATTTTGAGGCAAAACCAGAAAGAGTTGTTGATTTTAAAGAGGTTGTAAAGATATTTGCTCCAAATAATACAAATAAATCAATTATTGAATTCTTTAAAGATAAGAATATAGATATTCAACTTTATGGTGAAAACACACCAACTCGTGCTGAATTAGTTAAAAATCTTCCTCAGGATATTAAGTTTGCACTTTCTAAAGGTCAAGTTGCCAAAGATAGAGCAAATAACTCTAAAATGAAAGTATACTCTAAAACTGATGCTGAAAAGTTAATTAATGAGATTATCGAAGAAAAACTTAATATTAAAGATAAGTTTGGAACACTCAAAGGTAGAACTAAAGCACAGGCAATAAATCAAATGTTTATAGCATTAAATTCAGTAGATGAAGGATATAGAGGTGGAGTAGCACAAAATATTGCAGATTATATTATTGAAAATGCTATATATGAAGATGTTTTTGATAATGGTATTGATGAAGATGTTTTATATCGTTACAATACAATTAAAGAGTATAGAGGGAAACTAGATTTATCATCTATTAAAAGTGAAATACATTACAAGTTTGACACGAAACCAGGGAATGCAATTATGATGCAATGGGGAACTACAAAAGGTGGATTTGATGTAGATATAGTTGCACAAGAATTACAAGAATTAGGGATTCAAATATATTCAAGTAATCCAGCAGATATTTTCTTTGAAATTCTTGATATATATAATGATGCTAGAGATTCTTTAAATAAGAAATCTCAAAAAATAAGAGCAGACTATTTTAATGATGGCGAATTAAAAACCTTAAAAAATGAATTAGTTCGAGAAATTCTTAAAGGTTATGATAAATACGGAACAAAATCTAAATTTTCTAATCTTGTTAAAAAATATATTGATAGAATAGCATTACTAAAAGAAACGATAAAAGACTTAAGAGGTAGAAACAAAGCAATAAATAATTTATTTGCCACTATTGATAAAGTTAATGGACTTGAAAAATTTAAAAGTGCTGACATTGAATTGTCAAATGAAGTGCTTGGTTTAATTAAATTATTAAAAGGTGTAAAAACTTATAGAAATAACTTATCTAAAAATGTTAGAGAGATTATGTTTAAATATTCACAAGAAGTTGATGGTAAAAAACTGTATGATCTTGTTGCTAATAATGGTGATGGAATTGAAAATCCAGTAGCTAAAATGATTGAAGATATTGCACATGGAAATGGTGAATTATCAACAAATGAAATAAAACAACTTGATGATATTATGAGAAACTTTATTCATAATGTTAAAGAATATAATAGAGTATTTTTTGAGGGGAAAACTCAAAATGATGAGGAAATTGTAAAACAGGCGATTAAAGAAACTAGAGAAGCAGTTGCTTTAAAAACAAATGGTTTGCTTGGTTCAATGTCTAAATTTAGTAGATGGCTTACAGCACCAGTATGGAGATTTGAGAGATTAAGTTCTTATAGACAAGATGGAATAATGACAAAACTATTTGGAGAACTTCAACAAGGTGTAGATAATCAAGCAAGGTTTAATATGATTGTTGCCGAACACTTCAATAATTTCTTTAAAGAAAATAAGAAGCTGGTTTCAGATTGGAACAAACAAGAATTCGACTTGAATGGTACAAAACTTTCAAGAGGTCAAGTTATCACTCTTTACATGTTATTCCAAAGAAAACAAGCTGTTGGTCACTTATTAAGCAATGATGGTATTACTGGAACAATAAGAATCACAAATGAAAAACATGCAAGTAAAGGGAACTTTAAAGATGCTCTGGCAGAAGGTGTTGATATTCAAATTGATTATTCTACACTTGATAAAATTAAAGAATCTCTTACAAATGAAGAAAAAGAATTTATTAAATTATCTAAAGAATTTTTTGATAAAATTTCAAAAAATGCTAAATATGAAACTGATATGGCTTTATATGGGATTTCAAATGTGGGTGAAGAAAACTATATTCCTATTCGAGTTGCAGATGACCAAATTTATAAGCAATTAGGTGGAAATAAAATTAGTTTTTCAGAGTTATTTTCTGTATACAATGCATCTTTTAATAAGGAAACGAAACCTAATGCTAAAAACAAGATCGTTGTTGAAAACATTCTAGATGTTATTAATAGACATGCAAAGCAGATGGCATCTTATTATGGTTTGGCAGTTCCTTTAAAAACATTGAATAGATTGTATAATAAGAAACTTGAGGATGGTTCAAAATTAAATATTGAGATTAATAAAGTAGACCCAGAGTTTGAAAGATATATTACAAAACTTTTAGCAGATTTACAAGGTAGAGGAAATCCTCTTACAACATTTGATAAGGTTGTAGGGAAAATTAGAAGTTTAGGAGCGAAAGCATCTCTTGGATTAAATTTAAAAGTACTTGCTAATCAGTTTGTCTCTCTTCCTGCATCACATGCTATTGGTGTTGAGTATAAGAATATTATGAAAGGTTTTGCTCAAGCTGCATCTAAAAAAACAGATTTTGATAAACTAACTCAGTATTGTCCTATGCTTTATGATAGATTTAGAGAAGGTAGTAATATTGATGTTGGATTGTTGAAAGAAAATCAAGGTGTGTTTGGAAAGATTGATGCTTTAACAGAATTAACTACTGCTCCTATTGGTAAAATAGATAAATTTATTTGTGGTGCAGTTTGGAATGCATGTTTAGAGCAAACAAAGTCTAATAAATATGAAGATTATAGTGATGAACACTATAAAGAGGCAGCTAAATTAACAGAGAAGGCAGTAATTAAAACCCAAGCAAATTATACAGCATTGTATAGACCTGCAATTTTAAGAGAACAAAATTCTTTCTTGCAATTATCAACAATGTTTATGAGTGAACCATTACAACAATTATCATTAATTGTAAGCTCAATAGATAAAATTTATGTGGCTAAACAGCTTATTAAACAAAACAATTCACCAGAAAATCAAGAACTATTAAGACAAGCGAAGGCAGAGGCAAAAACTGCTATAGCAACTGTAATGTTAGATGCGATTTTACTTGCATTAATAGCACAAGCATTTAAGTGGGTAAAAGGTCAAGATGAAGAAGAAACTATACTTGAGGGGATTTCAGGTGAGTTGGTAAGTAATTTTATTGGTATGTTGCCATTTATAAAAGATGTTTATTCTATAATAGAAGGTTATGATGTAACCAATATGGCATACACTGGATTAACAAATGTAGTAAATGGTTTTAAAGAAATGTGGAATATTGTGGATTTGGTTGTAAGTGGGAAACAATATTCTAAGAGTGAAATAATGGGGAAAGTTAGAAAAGTTCTTATTGGATTGTCTCAAACATTTGGAATCCCATTAAGAAATTTAGAAACATACTCTAAAGGTATAATTGAAAAATTTTCACCATCGTTGGTTTATAAGTGGGAAAATAAGTTTAATATAAACTCTAATAATTATATGAAAGATTTACAAAAGGCAATAGATAATAATGATGATAAACTTGCAGATACAATTATAAATGTAATGCTTGAGGAAAAAGATGTTGAAATCACTGATAAAAAGGTGAGAGAAACAATGAAAGTATTATATGAAGAAGGATTAAATGTTTTCCCAAGAAGTATTGCTAAAACAATTGTTTATGATGGTGAAAGCATTGAATTAACAAAAAGGCAACATGAAAAATTTGCTAAAACTTATTCTCAAGCAAATGACAAAATTAGTTCTCTAGTTAATAGTAAGGATTTTGAATTATTATCTTCTGAAATTAAAGCAACAAGCATTAAATATATTTATGATTATTATTATGAAGAGGCATTGAAAGATTTACTTGGAATTGATAGTGATGAAAAGAAATATTTATTTGCTCAAGCAATAGATATTGTAAAACTTGCAATGATAGTTGCAAAAGTTTCACAAGTTGTATCAGATAAAGATAGAGATGGTAAAATCATTTCTGGAAGTAGAAAAACAAAGATTGTAAGTATCTTGAATTCAATGAAATTATCTGCTACTCAAAAATATATGTTAATGGGATATTTTGGATATAAGAATACTAATGGTGAAAGACAAGTTAAAAATTATATTCAATCTTTAAGACTTACAAAGACAGAAAAAGAAACTTTATTTAAAATGTGTGGATATTAATAAAAAGTGAGCAATTTGCTCACTTTTTTAATTAAAATTATGAGACATAACCATAAAGTTTTTATTAATTGATATAAAAGTATTCGAATTTATAACAATTCGCTCCGCCAATCAGAACCTAAATTGAACTATTTGTTTGATTTAGGTTTGTTTTTGATATAATATGATAAGAATACAAAGTATAAGGAGTTAT